TATTTTCTAAACTGGTATTCAAAAGGTTCATCAAAAGTAATTTCAGAACTATTTGCATATCCTTTTCGGCATATCTGGAAATGTTGAGATGTTGGTGCGGTGGGTTTAAATATAATATTATTTCGGGTATCTAATTCTGATTTATGACAATGATTGTAAATATGTAATTCTGGCCAAGATGTATAACCATCAGATAAACAATCAGGGGTACTATCCCATTCGGTATGCCCCATTAATTCTAAAGCATGTTTAATACATTCTGCGGCATACGCAAAATTGCCTTCGAATGTGTATCGGTATTGATAAAATTTAAATTCCACTTGTAAACTTGCGCCACTCAATCATATTCTTTATTGTCTGGTGACGCCATTTAATGCTATCTAATATTTCTTTTAAACTATTACATAGCTCTTCTTGGTATGCAATTCTTTTTTGCATTTCTTGTATGATAGGATCGGAATCATAATATTTATCCATATCGGATTTAAGTACTGTTAATCCATTTAACGGATCGTAGTCCCAACCCTTTTCATCTAATTCTTCTTGACTTAACTTACCATTATAATGGTTAAATTTATCTTTAAGTAATACCTTAAAGTCTAGTTCTAATTGTTTCAATTTTAATCTACTTACGCTATATAATTCTAAATACTTCGAATGAAGCTTTGCTGTTTCTCTGGATGATTCGTCTAATGCCATCTCGTCGATAACATTATCTTTTTTCCACATTTCTAATACATTTTCTAAATTCATAACTACATATTATACCATAGTTTACTTAAAAAGTAAACCCCTATCTAAATTCAAATGATGTGTATTTTAGTACTAAGTCTGCTTGTACGTACTCTATATCCGTGTTTTGTGCGTTAAACTCAACAGCACTTAAGGATACTGGAAATACCCCTGAGAATGCTATTTCTTTGTTTACATTATTATGTGATGATAAAATTTGTAATACAGCATCAAACTTATAATTTTCATCTGCATCTTTTCTTTGTACACTATTAGATAACCAATTAAAGGTTTCTATATAGTTTTCCATATTTTCGGTAATATTAAATCTAACAGCCAAATCCTCGAATCCCATTCTATCACCAGTAAATGCAAGGTTCACACCTTTGTATGGGATTGGAACATCGCCCAGGGAAACCCCGGGCAATGTTACGGCTGTGCAGAAATATTCCAAATTTGGAAAGTCTGTGTTATTGATCTTAAAGTTAAATCCTACTGGACTTAAAAAGTTCTTGTTTAATGTTAATGCCATTTTATGTTATATGTTTCCTAATAACTTTATGAACTCTTCCGGATTTCATAAGCTTATGAAACCTTGAGTCCTGAAATAAGAGATACCAGCCTAATATCGCCCATGGTATTAACAGGAGTGTTAGTACTTCCATGCTTTGTTACCTCTTTTATCATCATGTATTACTATTTATACGACCTAAAAAGCTGGACATAAAAAAAGAGGCACCGAAGTGCCCCTTTTAATGAGTATTGTGACTCGGTATTAAACCATAATGTCGTCAACTCTGAAGATTCTGAAGTATTGGTTGCTTCTATCTGAACCGATAGTACCATCAATAGCTACGTAAGGGTTAGCAATCATGCCGTACCTTGTTTTGAATCCCATTCTTGGTTGGAAGTCGTTCTCACCAACTGCTTTGACCATAGTCAAAGGAACGTAAGGACAATAGAATAGTCCAGCGTCGTATGGGTTAGAACCTCTATAACCAACACAAGCGAAGTCAACAGTTGAATATGGATCAATGTAAACTTTCATTCTGCCGTTAAGCACACCTGCGAAAGTATTACCAGTGTCATCAACATTCAAGTTAGCTGATAAAGCTGGAGTGTAGTCTAATAGACCAGCAGCTGCTAGAGCTGAAGCAACGTCTGAAGAACAAAGTACAAAGTTACCTTTTCCTCTACGTGTTTCTTTAGCAATAACATTAGCTTCTCTTTCGAGTTGCATAATTAGACCTTTAAACTTCTCAACCATCCATCTACCATCTGAGTCTGTAGCGACGTCGAAGATACCTGAAGTGGCTGTTGAAGATTGTAAAGCACCGATTTTAGCAGTTTTTAGAATTGATCTAATAACTTCTCTGTTGATTTCCGCAAGGATCTCAGCAGATAGGATATTAGCTAATTCACCTTCTGCGTCTAAACCGTGGACTGCTTTAAGGTCTTGTGCTAGTTCCATTGTGTACTCAGCTTTTAGCGCTCTTGATTTAGCTGTGACAGTAGCTTTCTCGATTGTGAAAGCCATTTCACCGAATGAACCGTCGCCAGTTTCACCAACACCTAATCTTTCCGCAGCGGCTGTGCCTAAGCCCGTACCGAATGTGGAAACTGTGTCAGCTTCATCAGCGATTGTTCCATCAGTATCAGCGTCACTTACGCCTGATAATCCTGTTGGATCTGCTTGGTGAGTACCAGTACCAGAGAAGTCTGTGTCAGCTTCGTTGTATAAAGCTTCTGCACCACTCTGTGAACTGTATTTTGACTTCATTGCAAAGATAAGGCCAGTAGGTCCAGTCATTGGCTGAACACCTGCTATATCATAAGCAATCAAGTTTGGCATTGCTCTCCTTACGAGAGAGATCAATACTGGGTCAAAAGTTCCAATGTTATTTGGAGCTGATCCTGAACCAATATTGTTAGCAGCAGCTGCCTCGGAAATGAAATTTCCTTGTGCTTGCTGTTGCTCTTCTCTAAGAGCTTGCTCTTGGTTTTCTAACAGTCTAGCTGTAACAGCTTTTCTGTAGCGGTCGTCTATAGTCGGAGCACTTTCGTGATCGAGTACAGGAGACCATTTTTCGATTAATTGTGAATCTGCGTTAAACATTTGTTTAGTTCCCCTATAGATTACTATTTATTAAATTTAGTGATAGCTTGAGTGTATCTAGACATAGTATCGTTGAGTTCTTCTGCCGGAGCTTCGTCCTCACCTGCTATGCTATTTACTTCGTCAACTGATTCCTTAACCTCACCTTTGAAGTATGACTGTTTGATTGTATCTACTTTCTGTTCGAAAGTTTCTTTGTTATCAAAGTCAACGTCTTCACAGAGTTTAGCTAATTTTTCAGCTTCAGTTTCTGCAAGCCCTGAAGAAGCATTTCTTATAACTTCGTCCTTCTGGAAAGAAGATACTTGGCCATGTAAAGAAATATTTTCTTCTGTGGATTTATTAAGAGATTCTTCTAGTTCAGATACCTGCTCGGCTAGATCGTCGATTAGGTCTTCTTTACCTTCTGGAACCTCAATATAATGTTCTTTGAACACTGCTTGTAAGGAAGTCATAAAGTCTTCAGCAATTTCGGTTTTAAGACCTTGATTAACTGCTACTTCATTTTCTTTCATCCAGTTTTCAACCACGTAGTTAAGATATGAATCTACCTTTTCTACTAGTTGTCCTTCGATGTCGGAAACTTCTTCTTCCAAGTTTTGCGCATATTCTGCTTCTAAGCGTTCAACCTCTTCTGCAAGTTTGCTAGTAAGCACTGCTTCGAAGATTGTTCCTGCTTTATCACGGAATCCATCTGAAAGAGTAGCTTCCTCTTTGATGATGTTTTCTAGATCTTCATCGAAATCAACTTTTTCGACTTTGGCTTTAGCTTTAAGCTCATTCTTCTTTTTAGGTAAAGAAGCTTTCATAGCTTTATCATATTCACCAACTTCGGCATCGTTGTCTTCGTCGACTTCATCTATTTTCGTCATCTTAGCGAAAAGCTTTTGCGCGTCCTCTTTTCTTGCTGATTTTAACATATCAACAGCGGCTTGAATAACACCAGCTTTAGTTTTAGGTATAGAAACTTCTTTCGATTCTTCCATATCTTCTTCCTTAGCCTTTTTTGCTTCGTCCAAATCTTCTACAGATTCGTCTGAAACTTCTTCGTGTGTTTCTTCATTAACTTCCTCTGAAGTCTCTTCGACTACTTGATCTTCATCGTTAAGTACTTCTTCAGAAGCTTGCTCTTGAATGTCCTCAGCGTTATCTAAGTTTTTAACGTCTTCTGACATGTCGTTCTCCTATTTAATTAGAGTTTACAAGTTTCGAGAGGAAATTTTTAAATGCACGAATCTCTACATCAGATGATGCAGTGTTCTTTGCTGTTTTTATTTCAGTCTCAATTATTTCAATGTCTTGTGCTTTTAATATTCCATTGTCCCATACCCATTCTACTCCTTCCATGATTCCATTTACGAAAGCTTCTGGAGCTGATGGATCCTGAACAATGTCAACGGTTGCTAACATAAAGTCTTTACCGACATAGTTAGTTCCGTTTTTTTGCACAAGGCTTCCCATTCCACGACTTGATACACCAAGCTTAACACCACCTTCGAGTAGACCTTCTACGATCTGACCCATAGGGGTTTTAAGTATTGATGCTTTTCCTACAACATTACTTCCTTCCCATTTGAGATCGGTAATCTTGTGTGAAACCTTATCTAGATTAACTGTAGGACCTTCTGGGTGATTAAGTTCACCACATGCCCTACCAGTTTTTACCTGCTCGTTAACATATTTATCAACGGCAGCTTCTAAAATCTTTTTTTCATATATTCGGCCGTTCCTATTCTTTTGGTCGGCCTGCATGAATACGCCTTCAATAACATGGCTTTTATTACCTTTTTTATCTTCAGTAATATAAGTGTTTATATCTTGGTCTGTGTATTCTGCTATAAGTCTCATAGTTGTCCTATTCTTCCTCTGCTTCTGCTGCGACAGGTTCCTCGATTGGCGCTTCTTCCGCCTTTCTTTGAACCATTGTAGAAGCTAATTCTACTTTTCTAGCATCTAAAGCATCAGACATTTTATCAGCCATTGCTGTGTTAAATGCTTTTTCTGCGTTTACATTATCACCATTTCTTAATTTATCGATAATATCTTTAATAGTCTCACTCATTCAATTTTCCTCGTCTGTATTTATTTATAAAAATAAAAGTCTTAACCGAATCTTGGATCGTCCGGATCTGGCATATCGTTCTCGCCACCTCTTTCTTCATCCTCGATTTGTTTATTAATAGCTTCAATATCATCATCGTTAAATCTAAGAATATTCTTTTTAACCCATTCATTAGATATAAATCGGCCAATATGCTCATCTAACGATCCTAACATATCGAATCTTTCCCTATATATTTCAGCTTCTTTTAGTTCTGAAAAATAATTATCCTCAATATAATCAAAAGTAATGGATTCTTTCCATTCGTTCCATTCCTGTAATGTTACAACATTCTTTAACATTAATTGTGTTTTCAATAATTGTATAAAAATGTCTGAGAATCTCTTTCTTAACCTGTCAATAAACTTTTTAAATTTAACTTCATCACGGGTTATTTCAGAAGCTCTTCCTAAACTAAACTGAGCTTCTTGTTCCAACCTGTTAATTGGTACGTTAAGTGCTCTGTATAGTTTCTTTTGGAAGTATATGATGTCGTCGATCTGGCCCAAGTTTTCTCCTCCGGGTAAGGTCGATATTTCTGTACCTCGACCACCTTCTCTACGAGGTAGGAAGAAATCTTCGAGCATTGACATATGCTTCTTATCATCTTTTATATCTCCAGTCTTGGCATCGTAAACTAATTTATTTTTATATTGGTTCATAATACCACGTAAGTATTCTTCTGCTTTACCTTTTGGTAAGTTACCAACATCAATATAGAATATTCTACGTTCTGGTGCTCTAGATATTCTGTATATAACAACGGAATCTTCCATCATACGTAATTGATTAACTGGCTTAATTGCTTTATGCAAATAAGAAAGTATTCTTTTACGTGAAGAATCTAATACACCTGATGTTCCGTATGCTATAGCATCTGGGTTAATTTTTAATCCTTGGTTATATTTTCCTAAAGCATTGTCTTGGAAAATAAAAAATTCTTTTTGTTTCTTAATGAGTTTAGCTCCAGTCTTTGGATCTTCCTCTTCTTCGATCTCCTTTACTTTACGTAATTTAGTTGGATCGATATATCTTAATTCTTGTATTCCACCTTTTTCATTACCTTCTTTTACTATAATATGATAAGGTAATCTTCCATCGATATACCATTTTCTAAATATATCGTGGGAATATGCATTAAAGCCCATCAGAGATATAATAGTATCAAACTCTGCTTTAATCATTTTTTTAATTTTATCTGAAGCTTCTACTTTGTCTAAGACTATATCGATTGGAACATCGTCGTGGTCTCCAACAATTGCTTCGTTAACTATATCTTCTACAGCTGCATCGCACTCTGGCTGTGCGGCTATATCACGATATTTCATAATTAGATCGACTTCACTTTTTGCTTTATCTCCGTCTAGATCTAAATAAGCACCAAAATGACCGCCCGTGGTTATAACACCAGCGCCGTCTTCATCTGTATTTGGTACGAAAGAAACTTTAGGTACTTCTTTTTCCTGTCCCTTTCTTTTTATTTCGAATCCGAAAAATTCTGCCATATTATTATCCCATATTATCGGGGGAAATTTCTTTCCCCCTCTAATATATTTATCCTAGTTTTAACTAGTGGTATCTGACTCCCAATACTGCATTTGTAACTCTACAGTAAATTCTTCAATTGTGTTTTCCTGGTCATAGGCAACTTCAATTGCTGAAATGTTTGAAGGCCACATTCCGCGAATATCGATTCGCTTAGTTGTGTTTCCTTCTTTATCAAGTTGTTCGATAATACCGTCAGCTTGATAATCTGTAGGATTACTTAATCCAGTGTTAGAGTTGTGTCCGTTAATACCGTTACTCCATCTTTCGAAAGCGTTTCTAACTTCGAAACCGACATCATTAATAACTGTAATGGTCCAAGGTTCAAAAGATCTATCTCCAGCTATCTGAAGTTTTCTACCTCTGAACGGAACCTCTACTGGTGCTACTATTGATGCTGGGAAGGCTCCTGCCTTACACATGAATGATGTAAGTTCTACGTCGCCCGCCGCGTATCCAGGGAAGTTAACAGTACACTTGAATAAGTTTCCACGTGCACCACCGCCAACTAGTTTAGATTTAAAATCATCTACGCCTAATATTGCCATGTTTTATTCCCCCTATACTCCAGCTATCTCGGAGAATTCCACTCCGGTTCTGGTTGCAATGAAGTTCAATGTAATAAAGTTAATAGATCTTGCTGGCTTGATAAAAATATCAGCAACAAATCTATTTGTATCTATTACTTGTCCTGTATTATTAGATGCGTCACAAATTACTTGGAAATCTGTAATACCTCTACGTCCTTTTACGTCTCTCAAGAATGGCTCAACTATATTTTTAAATTGAGCTCTTGTGAATTCGTCATTAAATTCGAATAATTGTGCCTTAGCTGCTGTAGAAATTGCTTTCTCTAGAGTAATAAACAATCTTCGAACGTTAATCCTATCAAAAGCTGAAGGTCTGCTAAGTAGGGTTTTATCCCCAAATAACATCATACCTTCTCCTGGGAAAGATACTAAAGGATTAACACGTCCTTTATATAATGTATCTCTATCTGCTTTTTTAGGATTAAATGCTAATTTTGTTACGCCTAATAGTTGACCTCTGTTAACACCAGCTGGTGAAAACCAAGAATCAGCTACTCGATCAGTGTTAGCACACAGACCTGCTACGTGACCTGCTGCACCAATATATCTAAATACATCGTTGTATTTATCATATACGTATAATGCAGATGAATCACAGACTGCGTATGAAGAACTGGTTAAACCATTTGCAAACGCCATAACGTCTGCTGCTGGTGAGCTACTTCCTACTGTGTCTTCGATTGGAGGTGATACAAATGCAACTAAATCTTTTCTTGCTTCTGCAATAGAGATTAAGTCTTCTGCAATTGTTTCTGCCCCATCAGCATCTGGACATGCAAACAATAAGTTAACATCAACTGTTTCAGCGTCTTCAAATAGGTCGTAACCGGCTTGAATTTCGCCTGTAGTTGGTACATTATCGTCTGTCCCACCAGATAGACTGTGGTCTATTGGTGCGTTGTGCACATCATATGCTGAGCTTCTGCTTGCTAAAGCTTCTCCTGCGTTTGTTAGATTTGTAGAATCGTGATCGGCCCACCAAATATATTTAGAGTTACTGTTAATAACCTCTTTATAATAGTTAGTTGTTCCATCAGTTTTCTTCGCATCAGACGCCTGAGATACAAAGGCGAATGTTTCTAGAACGGTACCAGCCGTACCTGTCCATAATCCGTCTTCGTCAATTACGCAAACGTGTAATTCGTCATTAAAGTTAGATTTACCTAGGTTAACTGCATAGTCAGATGTACCAGGAGCACCATCAAAGTTGTCTTTGTGGTCCCAAGCATTAAAGACCGCGTCGCTTCCACTTTGTGAAATCATCGAAACCTTTAAGCTGTTTCCTAGTGAACCTGGATATTTAGCTACCCATAAACCCTTCGCTAACGAACCATTTGAGTAATTTTCATCATAATCATCGTCGTTCTTAATAAGTTGTCCGGTACCATCGGCGGTCGCATTATCATGACCTGATGATACTCTTACAACTTTCAGCGCGTTACCATATTTAAGGAATGCCGCTGCTGTAAGAAAATATTTCGCTGTATTGTCGTCTGGAGTGCCGAAATGTTCTGCAAGTTCTGATTCAGAACCTATAGTTTTAATTTCAGCAACTGGACCCCAGTTGAATGAACCTGCAAATCCACCAATACTAGTAGATACCGCTGGGATTACATTCGTTGCGTCTATTTCTTTTACCTGGACGCCTGGTGATACTTGAAATGCCATCGCTTTATCCTCTCATTTGTTGTGAGTTAGTTAATAAGTTACATAATACGGTTATATTCAATCTCTTTTATTTATAGTTTCCTTCTTTCTAAGTGTCAGTGTTATCTTCTTTACCAACATAATCGGATAAAACAAAACGTCTACTTGGATTAACTGCAACCTTAAAGATACTCATTAACTCTCTATTTACTAACATCTCCGAAGCTGAATCAGTTGTTGTTAAACCTATTCTTGTATTCGGATATGATTTATTATTGAAATTAACCGTCATTTCTATAACCGGTCTTTTTTCTTCTACAGTTGGCAATCTTCTAGCTATTGAAACATCTACTATATCTGACTTAAATTTAGCACCGTTCTTTTCCCATATAGCTGTATCACCATCTATTTCTAATTTATCTACATTTAACATACTAGCATTTGTACCGTTACCAGTATCAAATTTAGCACGTATTGGATCTTTTAATCCATCTATTTTAATTCTTTCTATGAAACCACTTTCTGTTCTAAATAATGGTTTCCTATGTAATTCGTGTGTAAAGTAATCGACTATATTACCTAATATATCTTCATCACTTATTTTTCCCAATGATTTCCCGTCTTCTAAATCATACCCGTTAAAACTAGATCTAATTCCAGGCGATCCATTTATCTCTAATACGTAATATTCTTTTCCAACTTTACAGTGGTCAACACCACAATATAGTGCGCCAGTCGCACGTGCGGACTGTTTAACAATTTCTTTTTCTTCATCTGATAGTTTATATGGTAAAGTTTTAGCACCTAAGTGAACATTGTTTCTAAACTCTTTATCATCCTGTTTAACACGTTCTGCAGATCCTAATATCTTTCCATTTACAACTAATGTTCTTATATCTGATTTTAAAGATAAGTATTCCTGGATTAATAATTGTGCATCATATTTCCAAAGAGATTGACAAACAGAAACTAATGATTGTTTACTTTCTGCAATTGAAACCCCAACACCTTGTGTACCGGTTAGTGTTTTTATCACTACTGGAAATTTACCGCCAATCTTTTTGTGTGCACTGTCTATAGATTTAACATTTGTTATAACAGATGATTTAGGAGTTTGTATATTATTACGATCCAAAGCAATTACGTTAGACATTTTGTTATCGCATAACATCATAGATTCTAAATCGTTTACCATAAAGAATCCGTATGTTCCTAAAGAAGATACTAATGCTTGTGAAGTTAAACTTTGTATGGCTCCAGCTCTTACAAATACAATAGAGTTTTCTTTACTAATTTCTATTTCACCGTCTTCTCCATCATAGTTCTGGAAAACAACAGAACCTAAATCTACATCTATAGAGGAGATGAAAGCCTCTTCTACTTTTATTAGCGTAAATTTCATTCCACGCTTTTTAGTTAACTTACCAACTATATCAGCAAACGTTCCTTCTTCGTCGCCTAGTCCAAGCACAATACAGTGTAACTTAGAAGGATCTTTTTCAAATACCTTCTTTTCTGTTATCGGTTGATTAACCGTATTTTGCCATTCGTTAAAGTTTTGCATATTACCAGTTTATAAATTTAGTCTCTTCCTCGAACCAGATATTTCCATCTTGGTCTTTCTCATATTTATGCTCGTTAGATTTCTCACCTAAAAATCCAACAGGTAGCATATCATCTTGTATTTCTTTTAATCTTTCTTTATATAACATTTCTTTCATATCAATATCAGTTAATGATCTGAATATATCTGTTGTTGCAAACCATGAAAATAAAACTAAGTTCATCATTAAATCATCATGGTTAGGTGCTATAGCCATATAACTATTTCCTTTAGAAACAAACGTACTCATTTCAATAATCGTTTGTTGGTCTACAATCTTAAGTTTATTTTGTTCAATAAAATCTTTTATTGTAGAACATCCAATACGTTTCACTCTTCGTGTCATTGTTGCGCCAATTCCAGCAGCTTTTACTGATGACTCAACAAACATATTTTCATATTCTAAATCATAATATAATCCATTACAGACTACAGCACCTTGGTCATTACTTTCAACTATTACATAAGCTTCATTATAAGTCTTTGCATATCTGTATATTATATCAGGAAATATTAACGGTGCAACATTATTATCTCTAAATACACATACTTGTTCAAAAGGATTAGTCGTGGTATCTATTATATTAAACGTACTATAATCTTGACCTCTTCCTTTTGCAACATCTACAGTCATAATATATTCATGCCCTTCAATAGGCTTTTTATAAATGTAAGCGTTCTCTTTTACCTCTATAGGTGATTCCGCTTTTTGTGCTAATAAATGATTTGCACTAATTAGTGTATTACCTCTTCCATGAAAAGTATTACCAAACTCTTGGTCAAACTGCAGTTCCGAAGTATTCGCTACAGTTTCTTCTTTCCATTTATCATCTCTTCCTGGTACGTCCCACCAATCTATTCGAAAAGGCTTAAATTCATTTGTACCTTGTGAAGCTCCTTCCCAAAGTTTATGATAAACGTTACCAATACCATTTGCTGTAGAACATATTATAATCTGGGTATCTTTACCGGCCGATACCACAGGATATGTAGAAGTATAAAATCTTGCATCGTCATCTATAAAAGCAAACTCATCTAAGAATAATAGATTGATTGATAAACCCCTTATAGAACTTCCGGACGTAGCCGCTGCTAAGATCTTACTATTATTACTAAACTCTATACTACCTTTATTTAAAGCTTTACATCCTGGCTGTAAAAAGAATGGTAAGTTTTCTAAAGCTAAAGTTATCCTGGCTAACATTTCTCTCGCAACAGCACCTTTGTTAGCCAGAATTGCTATGGTTTTCTCTGGATGAAATACCGCAAACCAGAGAAGATAAACCACAGACGAAATCGATTTACCGCTTTGTCTACATGCTAATACTATACTAAATCTATTCTTATTAAAGTGTTTAAACATCTTTTCTTGATATGGATATAGTTTAAACGGTACTAAGCCTTCATCAAGAGATATTATTTTAACATATTTTTTAGCAAAGTACACAGGATCTTTCATACATTTCATGTATTCCTGTACTTCTTTTTTTGTAAATTGGGTTTCTACACCATCACGTTTAACGGATGGATTACCTAAATACCCAAATTCATTGTTCTTAATCTTCTGCATCAATTATATTTTTATCATGGTCTAATAGCATTCTCTGCAAATCTGTTGTACTTCCTACAAACAAATTGTTATTTGTAATTGCTTTGGCTTTCTCTTTATCTTCATCTTCTTTAGATAATTTCTTTTTGTCCGCTTGTAAAGCCATAAGTTTCTCTGTTGTATCTGCAACATCTTTTATTGCTCTAGATAAAACCTCGAACGCACGTGGGTGCTCGCTCTCGCGGGCGAGCTCGGCGAGCGTATCTAAACTGCCCATTCCTGTATTAATTAAATCTTTATATGTGCGTCTAGAAAATTCATAATCGTCTTTTATATCTTTTCTGTCTTTTCTTTCTTGTGCATCTGCACTAACAGGAAGATTTTTTTCTAGCGACTTTTGTAATTTCTCTCTTTTGTCCATAATCTATTCATCCTATCCAGTGACATTTATTTGTCCACCCATTGCACTATGATGTGTACAGTAATAGTAAAGTGTTCCAGGAGTATTTGAATCTGTTACTATTTGAATCTGGGTTGAACTATTTACTGTTACTCCAGTTGTATATTCCGAACCTCCATTATGTATTCCATTTTCAATTTGTGAAAATCTAAATGGATGTGCTGCTGGATAATTAATTACGTATGTATTTCCTCTAACAAATTCAAGTGTTGGATGTTGTTGGTCGAAGATAAAGTATTTATTTGCGCCAAATGATATATCTGGATATGAAGTAACGGTATTTACGGATTGGCTAACTGTTACCTGGTCTGTTCCTAAAGCAGTAACTGTAACACCAGAAGGAATATTATATCCGGTTACACTCATTCCTGTATGTAAATTATTAACATTATTTAAATATATAATAGTGCCATTATTATTTTGAACTATTTGTTTCTGTACAGAAACTGCCTGCACGCCAGCTGTATAGGTAAATGTATTACCTGGCGATCCGGTTGGATTCTGTGTTCCATCTCTTGTGGTCGTAATTGTAAATGAACTTGGGCTATCGGTAGCACCAACACTAAAGTTTAATCCTTGGAAAAATTCTGCTGGGGTTTGTTTTTCGAAATCTAAATTAATTGTACGTATGATTCCTTGATTCTGTGTTGGACCGTAGAACTTCATCTTCATAGTAAAGTCTAATTGGTAAGTTAGCACTCTTCTTTCAGTAAAGTCTCCTTCATATTCGTCCTGGATAGAAACTCCTGTTAATATAACTGGAACATCTTGTTTGTGGTCAAATCCATCTACAGGTTTAATTGTTACATTATATTCTGGTTGAAAGTAAGGTAATATTTGTTCTACTATTTGCAAACCATCATCTTGGTTTTTAGCTAAAATATATAAAGACATACCAATATTATAAGATGTATAGTAAGCTATTGTTTTCTTTTTAGTTACATCGCTCGCATGATCTTCCACGATCTTATTCATTTTTTGTTGTTTAATATTTGTATCTAACTCTAACGAAGTCATTTCAAAAGCCATACGTGGAAGCTTGATTGCCATAGGCGCATCGAATCCTGTCTCTTGATCTAAACGTGCTAAGAATTTTTGTTTTGGTCCATACGCCAAAGGAACTTTTATTTGATTTAAAACAGCACCACTTGCGCCTTTGCGAATTACTTTAATGTCATTAAACAGCGTACCAAATACGGCAACAGATTTTCGCATTGTAGCATGATAGAAATGATCTCCAAACATTAGTAAGTATCTGACGGATCGCCGAATGGATTAGATTCAGTAAAGTCTATGAAACTATCTGCTTCTAACTCTAATGCCACGTTTTCCGCCCCTCCGTCTGATGTAAATGTTTGTGTGTTATCGGAAACATCATATATCTTGGTAATGTTACCTGTATATCCTGTGTTCGATCCTATTAGTGCTGCAGTACTAGAAACAATAAAGTCTTTTGCAACACCTGCTGATCCTGTTACACCAAT